GCGTTTGCAACTCTGTCTAGAACCTCTTTCATTCCCCCGTCTTGCTGTTTAGAGATGATATGGTCACCCGTGAATGATGGAGCCTGCATTATGATAGATTGATAATCGGGATTCTCTTTTAACCAAGTTTCCCTTTCGGCAATCTTCATAAACTTTTCAATGACTTCACCAGTTTGTTTATTTTGAAAGTTATATGTAGGCATATTTAGTCCAACCACAAGTCTTCTTTGTCAAATTCGCCATCAGGTATTTCGTCTACGAACTCTCCTGCTCGCGTAAAAACGATCTCCCCGTTTTCATTGAGATAATAGAGGACACCGTTTTCTTTTTTGTAACTAACCACTTCTTCAACTAGTTTCTGGTTCATACCAAATCGGCGCCTCCCTGTTCTTCCATGAGGCAAAAGCTTTCTTAGCACCCATATAATAATTACGATACGCCATAATAGAGTCCTCTCTTTTATATATGTCAGGCATTGCTGGGGTAGGTTGTGTAAATTTACCTGTAGGAATATTTTCAGGCAACTGACACAAAACATCTCTCAGTTTGGTTTCACAAAGGTGAGTTTTTCCATATCGATGAGTGTACTCGTAACAGAGTTCCAACCACATGTTGTACAACCAGTTGTAGTTCTCGTGATTAGCACGACACCAGATTGCACTTGGATGATTTACATGACTTGCTTTATACAAGGCGTTTTCCATGTAGGGTTTTGGGTGTTCCCATCGTTTGATTTTACGCCCATTCTTTGTTTTACCATAGTACTCAGTACCGTCCAACATACGATGGGCTGTAGACATCAACTGTGCATACTCAATAATCATTTTGACTACGTGTTTGTCACAGTGCATTACTGCACAAGTTTTAGGGATGGGGTGTAAGTAAAATACATTCATACCAAAACTCCAAAAAAGGGTGGGGACAACAGAGAGCAAGAGTTAACCCTGTTGTCCCCTGTAGGCATCAGTTGGTTCATAATATATTGCCTACGGTTTTGTCTGCCGTGAGAGTGAGAGAGAGAGGCCGGCAGACGAAACTTCTCAATTGTTCTCATATAAATCTCGACTTTCGATAAGATAATCAACGTAGTTATCACGTTTCTCAATGTACACTTGAGGTTGTTCACCTTGTACCGAAATCAACACAGCGATACGATTAACAGGGATACCTGTCCGTTCTTCGTACATGATTGCATACGCAGCGCATTGTGCAAAATAATGTTTAATCTGACTTTTGTATTTTGGTTTTGCAGCAGTTTTGAAATCAATGATAGTCAGTTTACCATCGAATTCTGCAATGCAATCCACTTGTCCAGCCATTCGTAAATGGTCACTGTACAAGAAACTTTCAATATGATGAATGTTATTAATTCGATCTAGGATAGGGGTAAACTCATACCACATATCTTTCTCGATCAAATTTAGTTCTTCATAGGGAACACTTTCATTACACAAATAACTTTCGCAGAAACCATGTATCTTAGTTCCACGAGCAGAAGCGCGAGATGAGATTGCATTTGCTTTCTTTTCACCAACACGTTTTCTCCACTCATGGATTGCTTTCGCGTTTCTTGCACCAAGAACTGTAGTGACAGAAGGATACTTTCTGCCGTCTTCAGTCAGGTACATACGTTTACCTTCTATCGTTTTTCTCGATAGAGTCGGTAAGGTTTCAGTTTCTACATGTCTAAACACTAGTGTGTGGCCTCCTTGGCCCAACGTTCGGCCGTCTCTAGATCAGGCGCGTATTGAATGAATGCATTGAGGTTTTCTATTTCCTCGTGCTGTTCTTCGGACAGAAGGATGTTAAGACGATCTTCCCAGATCTTACACTCTTCTTCTAGTTCAGCAAAAGTAGTAGGTAGAGCGCCGCGATAACGGAAACCCCATACATCTTTAGAGGTATCTGAGATATAGCTGTGGCAATCATCCACGTAGGCCTGCATTGCGACTTCTGGAGTAGCATAACGACCGGCATCAATACCGTCAGCGACAATCTCGTAACCTCTAAAATCCAACATAACTCTTACCTCTCTTAAAGATACTCAGGGCCAGTCCAACGAACCCAAGAAAAATCACCATCCAAAATATTACCACGCGGTTTGTTTCGTGCGGGAGCTGCCCAACCGGCAGCCTTTAGTATATCACCACGTTTAAATTTTGCGTCATTATCTGTGTTGACAATAAAACCCCAAACCATGCGTTGTCCATCATTCCGAATGATCTTAATGTATTTGTTACCTTCAGAAATCTCAATTGAATCAACAAACCCATCCAACTGTTTTTCAGCATATGGTGACAAAGTATCAGAACTTTTCCAAAAACGCAGATAGTCATTTTTCATGACTTTAACCATTTTCATTATTGCAAAGGACATTTCGTTGGTCATAGTATTTTCTCTCTCAATCATCAAATTACAGTATAATTATAGAACATAAGGCCCCGTTTTGTCAAGCATATAAGTCATTGATTTATAAGGTAATTGTAAAATAATTTGAAAGTCTAATAAAATCAATGACTTAAAATCTCAATAAAATCAATGACTTAGAAAAAAGTTGAGTAGTGGGGGTGTCATTTAGGTTTTTTCGTCGGTTCACAGGTAACCACACCTCCCCACTACTCTCCCGAAAAATGGCGTCCCAAGCAGGACTCGAACCTGCAACCCTCGGCTTAGAAGGCCGATGCTCTATCCAGTTGAGCTATCAGGACATATTACATATTATAAGGTAGTATAATAGGGATTGTCAAGCAACAATTTCCCAAGAATAGGTTGTAGTTGCATCATGTTGAGCACAAAATCTTTTATTAATTCTGTCCTTGCCGCCCAATTGATATTCGGATAAGAAGTTTTTATGATAGTAGTCCATCAACTCTTTGTAAATTTCATCATTAGTTTCTGCTTCATAAACTTCATCCCATCTACTCTCTGGGTAGTAAGCATATAAAGAAAAACATTTCATCAGTCTTTGTGTGTCTTCTGGAGTCAGACATCCAATAGGTTGTTGAAGAAAATGATTTTCTCTCATTTCCTTCGCAATGTAGCCTTCTCCATAGACATATTTGTCTGTCAACATTCCTGCTTCTACTGCAATGTCACGTAATGCAGTCCCACGATAGGGGGTAAAGTATGAAATTGTAAGCGAGTCATACCCCAGTGCATCTTTTACCAATCTAGCAGTTTCTAAAACAAGTTCTCTGGTTTCAAACGGCATCCCAATAATAACATTAAAATTGTAACAAATATTGCTATCATTGATGTACTTAAAGTATTTACGATATTTTTCGTTACTAACTCTTCTGTTCAAGTATTTTTTACGATACTCTTCGCTTCCCGCTTCTAAACCAAAAGCCATTCTATATGCGCCAGCTTCTTTCATTGCTTGTAACACATCAGGATCACAGTTTTCTATTCTGGTGTTAAACCAGAATGGCGTTTTGTGTTTACCCCATAATTTCGAAAACTCAAATATTTCATCTTTTGGTCTAGCTAAAAAACTGTCATCGATAAACATTACCATGTCAGGGTTATGTCTTTCTCGCATTACCTGAAACTCTTCATCAATAACTTTAGGAGTTTTTCTCCTTAGAAAGCTTCCGTTATTAGTTTTTCTAGTGTATTCTCTTGTAAATGGACTGTTACAGTAGGTGCAACTATACGGACAACCACGATAGGTTTCCATCGGGAGAACCTTTTGAAACATTCTACCACCCATAGGTCTTTTCCATCTACGACCATCTTTTTCGTATATACGAAAATCTGGGATTACACTGTTAATGTCCCAAAGCGGTTGCACACCATTTTGATGTATCTTACCATTTTTATCTTTATAGTGAATACCAAGAATATCTTCCCAATCCTTTCCTTCTAATATATTTTGTACAACACCCTCACCTTCATGTACACAGATATAATTAACGTCTGGGTGTCCTAAGACAATCTCTGGTGCTGCGGTTGGAAAGACTCCACCTATCAATGTTTTTATTTGATAAGGTCTAGCTGCCTCTAAAAAACTTTTTGTTTGGGGCCAAGTATCTTCCGCTGTTGAAAAAAAGATTACATCAGGTTTATACGCTTCAATTTTTTTTATGTAATCCGGTAGTATTTCATTTGTTGGTTTAACCCTAATAACCTGTGCATCGTCATTGAAGTTATCCTTACCTTTGCGAATTGCTCCAACCTCTTCAAGACGAATATGACGGTTATTGTAGTCATCCGAATAATAAGTCGTTTCAAAAATTTCCATTTCATGTTCTGGGAATCTATTCACAAGTTCTTGAAATATGGCCACAGAGATAGCAGGGCTCATCATAAGAGGAAGGTTAGGGTAAGTAAATAATATTTTCATTAGAATCTCAATATTCTTTCAATGTACTGTAAATCTTCTGTGGTGTTTAGAACAAAGTTTTCATCACAAAATAAAACTTGAATATCTCTGTCAATACATTTTTGGAGTAGTTCTAGTCTTCTTTCAACTGAACTACTTAGGGCGTGTGCGCTGAGTAACGCTATCCCTTGCACTTCTGTTTCCTCGATAAAAAATTCTAGATGTGGATTCCAATCGGTTAATGTGTATTCGTTATGCCAACCAACAGGTTTAATGTTTAATTTTTCAATGTAGGTTTCTATAAAGTTTCTTGCAATGTGAAACGGCATAGAGCCCATGTAATCAGAGGCGGCCGGATCATTGAAAACTATCCAGCGTCTATCGCTATCGACACTTGGAGGGGAAACTTTAGTTTTTGGAAAGCGAAAATACCCGCCAGGCTTTCTGTAATGATAGTCGGTTCCCTTCACCATCGCACGAATGTCCAAACCTATTCTTGATATACCAGTGTCATTGTTTACGTTTCCGTGCCAGTGTCCTTGATGAAACAACCAAGCCTGTCCCTGATTGATTTCTACAGGGTAAGAAACCTCTGAACACCTTTCTTGTAACCAAGAAATTGAGTGTTTGTTTTCGTATAGTTCCTTTGTAATCTCAACAGAGTCTTCCCAAGAAACTACTTGCATAGAATTGTTACCTCTAGCTTTAGATACGGGTGTCCATATAGTATACATCCCATTGTTATATGCAGTCCAGTGTCCTGTGTGAAAGGTCAACATACTACCCTGTCTCTGTTGGTCAGGTAGCACTACGTTCATGGTAGGAGTTGACTGAATCAAATACTCCCCAAGGCTGTCACCTATTATCGCATCGAAGTAATCATCCACCCAACCAGAAAACTCATCTGAACGAACAAATCTTTCAAGATGCTTTCGTAAGGGTACAATCTGTTCCCTATTGAAATACATATGTAAGTATTCTATGGTGTCGCAGTCAGGATTGATTTCTTGAATTGCACCAAGAATTCTGTCGTACCAAGGGAACTTTTCATAGTCATAATCGACAACTTCGTTGTCCCACCCTTTAACAATTTCTAGGCCTCTCCAACCAACAAGTCCGTACCTATCAAACATTTCATTAGAATTTCGCATACTGTAAATCCTCTGGTTGCCCTACGTTGCCCTTCAGTTGAATATTAAAAGCAACACTAATTCTTTCTTTGTCGTTCATTACAGTTGGAACATAATGTAATAACCAACTTGGGAAGAAGTAAATCTGATTGGTAGTTGCTGGATATTTAATTAAGTGTGAGTTATCAATACTCGCATAACAATGTGGTTGAAATACGGATGCAGCAGGCCTAGGGTCAAGAAACGCGATACCAGCAGATTCATTTCCTTCAAGATAATATACACCACTCAACCAGTTGTTTGAATGAGAGTGTACGTCATGCGATTCCCCTTTTTTTAGTACGTTAGCCCACATCCCCGTTATTTCCATGTCATCATACATGGTAGTCAACTCGTCCATAATGAGTCCAGCGTGAGCCATAACCTGATTAGAAAATCTCTTAAATGGTTCCAGTTCGTGGAGATTATAGGTAGTCTGCCAACGATGCCTCGGAGAATAGTCTTTCATCACCTCGTATTTCATTTGGTATAAGTCTTCTTCTGGCATAAAGTCACTTACTTTAAAGATGTTTGTTGGAAATAGTTTATCGTGTTTCATTCTTCAAATCCTTCTGCTCTTCCGTCCCATAGTCTTGTAAAACACAATCTGTTTGTATCACGTCCTCTGTTGTAAACTGGATACAAATTTTCTTCATCTATACCAAAATACACACAAGGAGAAGGAGCCAAAGACATTCGTTTACATTCTTCTAATTGTTTTTCTCTATACTTTTTGTAAACAAAATTAGGTTCAACACTTTGCATCATCTGAGTACCAAGGTACATACTCATAAAGTTTAAGTACCCGTAACCATCTTCATTATACACGTATAACTGATCTTCATCTCGTGTTCTTTGTAGACGCAGCCCAATCCTGTGAAACTCGACAGGAAAACACTTTGATAGTGAAGTGGTAACATACTCGATGCAAGGATATGATAAGTCTAGCACAAAATTATCTGTGAGATTGATATATGCCAAGTCCAACAACACCGGAACTCCCAAGTCCGTACACCTGTTAAGAATGTAGGGAAGTCCCTCTGGAATTCCACCTGTATCAGAAAAAGGACAACTGATTAAAACCGCATCATTCTTTTCAATAGGCCCGTCTTCTAACCACTCAAACTCATCATAGTAAAGGTTTTTCATCATCTGATGAAAGAAGTATTCTCCCTTTGCGATTCGTAATCTACGTTTATCTTTGTATTTAAGATGAAAGTATAAGAAAGACTCTGCTGTACCTTGCGTATAGCAGGTTTCGGTGAAGTCCTCTATCCCATGCAAATCATGAACAGAAGGAAACCATTCGAGATAGGTTTCAAAAAATTCATGCTTTATTGCGTCGAGTTGCTTTATATCACTAGGTTGTTTATATGACCTGAGTGCAGCGTCTCGAATAAATACAGTGTGTCGGTCATATACACTGTACGCACCACCGTATTTTCGATGTTTGTTATCAGGAAGTCCTGTGTGTATTGTCATGATAAAATCCACTTATTTGCATTGTATATTTGTCATGTGCGCCTGCGTTTGAAGATAAATGTAACACGTCTTTGTTAAATAAGAATCCAGTTCCCTTTTCCCACTTAGTAAACGGTTCTTCGTCAAATTCTAGGTACTGTCCGGCTTTCCAATCTGTCAAGAACATGTTTGCACGAACCATCTCTTCTCCTGCGGCAACTCTTTGTGGATGTTCCTGAGAAATCTTGTAAAACATATCTCTGTGAATGGGTATTACGTTGCCAGGCTCTTGTTTTATGACAGAGACACTTATCACCTCAACACCAACTTGTTTCCCCAACAAATCAAAATCAACTTCTTCTCTGGTAAAAAATCGTTGACGAATAGCGGTGTTATCCAAAACAAAACTTTCAGGAAACCCATTTGGGTGCAAGTCTGCTTGTTCTGTTTTGTGGTGACCAACACAAGTAACCCGTTCGATTTCGTTGAAACCTTCGAGTAGATGGTCATAATTTTCTGTAAGCCTAACCGGCTTAAATATTCTCATGGGAATGCAAACCTCATTTGTTCTGGGCGTAAACCTATACTATAATCTCTATTTAGTCCCGTGAGATAAAATGTGTTCGCCATCTTGTAGTAATCCTTTGGTTCTAATTTAAATTCAAATTCATCATTAAGTTTACTGAGTATATTCTCCGCTTCCAATGCAAGTTTCACATAGTGTTTAAAGTTATGTTCCACATCAGTTTCTATACCTACACGCATATAATCCATCCAACCTACAATATTATCACAAACCATATCATATTGTTCATCACCGTAAATCGAGTTGTAGTTTGGATTTCTCATATACTGTTCGTAAGTTTTAAATCCCATCTCTTGGAGTTTTTTCTCATAGTTTGTTTGCCCAGTAATCATAAACGGAACTCTGTTCAGTATCGCCTGATAAGTTTTTTCGGTGATAAAAACATTGGTATCTTCAATGTCCGAACCCTCACTAATTACTCTAAACTTCGTGTTGGAATACAACTCTGTAGAAAACTTATTTCCCATCAAAGATAACCAATCTCCAGCGGTGCAACCCCTAACCATTTCTGCGGCTGCATCGGGATACCTTACCATGTCGAAAATAAAATCATTGAACTGCGTGTCAGTTAATTCAGGAAGAAGTCTTCTAGTCTCACGATACTGTTTATTTCTGTTGTTAAAGAGATGGTGTCTTTCTGCCATGAAAAAAGACCACACACATTTATCAAGCAATCCTTTCGCATACATCTTCCACAAAAGTCTGATTCGATTTGTGCGGTTTGGTTTACCCGTAAGAAACAAATACTTGTCTGCGTCTCTGTTCCATTTATCGTTAGGAATTGCAGTGTCGTTCAAGAAAACTTCTGAGTAGGTATACCAAAGATGCCAATTAATCGGTATTACTTTGGTGTTTACATCGTAGATATCATAGTGTTCCTCTTTTGTGTGGAAACTGTTTACCAAAAAAGTTGTTTCAATCCCTTGTTTTGCAAACTCATCAAACACAGCCCTATAGAGTTCAAACATGATAAAACTATTTGCATAGTTTCTATCTGAAGGAGAAACACCAAATCTCTCCCACGCTAGATTACACAAAACTTTCTTTGCTTTACATGTGCGAGAAAACCCAGACACAAACTTTTTTGCTATGTCCGGCACTTCATGCAAGTCTATGTTACGAAAGTTTTTATTAAGAACTAAAAGATCGAGAGTTACATTATCCATGTCATACAGGTAAACCTGTCCCCACTAGTTACCTTTTTCACTTCATGGGGATACATAAAGTTTGACGGGAATACCACTATATCCCCAACATTAGGCTGTAACACCATTTCTCCATCACAGAGAGAAAACTCACCACCCTCATACTCGTCGTTCAAAAATCCTAATGCAGTAATGTGAGGATACCCATACTTTTGTCCATGACTGTGATGAATGCTGTCGATATGATTTCTCATAAAACCACCGACACCATACCAGTTTAGACGGAAACGAGTAAAGATCATGGGTTCCACTTTATTGAATGTAGATATATACTCTTCTACAACTTTGCGAAACCCATTCGCAAGTTCTTCTTGGTACGGTTCGCTTGTCTCCACCCAATACTGTTGCATCTTCACACTTTCATGTGAATTTGCAGAATAGCCAGTGTTAGATGAAAACGTCGATACTTCCCAAGATGGGCTGTGTTTGAAGTGTTTTACAACATCATCACAGAGAGTTTTTTCTAGTCCGTTATATACTTTTATATAATCAAGGACGGACAAACTCATCGTCCCACCCAAAAGCTTCCTTGACTACAGCAGCAGAAAAACCTTTATACACTTGGTGCAACTTTTTATCCTTTGCATTAATAAGAAGTTCTGCCTCACTTTGATGAAGGCCTTCACACATCTGTACGAACATTTGTTCCTTTTTGAACTGTGGGGTTTCTCCATCGGCACCTTCGATAAAATGCCAAAGTTTTTTAGCCTCTGCAGCAAGACGAGTGTGTTCAGTGCCAATAGGAACATCGTTCGCTTGGTATGGAACTGTTCCAGTAGGGATTGCCCACTTTATTTTTGGATCAAAAGAAGATTTGATTACCATGCGTAGAGCGGCGGTGTCATTCTGTCTAAGAATATCTACCTTCTGTGATTTGGTTTTTGCCTTGTGTACTTTTTCAAGTACCTCAGAAAAAAGAAGTGTTGCGGAACTTGCAGTTGTATCAACCATTTCAAAAATCTCCAATATTTTCGGTTAATTCTCTAAGTTTGTTTTTAACAAAAAAGTTAAAAAGTTTACTTCTATCTCCACAAGGAGCTTCTGTAAACTGTTCTTTGATGCGGTCTTTAATTTCATTTGGAATACGTCCCAAGTCAATTAAAGTTCTGTTTCTCTGGAAGTTCCTTTCTACCTCTATACTAGGAAATTTAGAGAAACGCATTTCATCAATCTTTTTTGCACTTAAAGGTTTTTGTCGAATCCCTGTTACGAAAGTATCATCTGAACTTAAAACGTTGGGGATTCCATCACTTGAGTCACCTTTTAATATATGTATACGTTTATATTCAACTGGATCTTCACCGTTCACCATCTTCTTTGTAATCGGACTGTATTGTGAAACATTTTCCTGAGTCTGAAGTTGAATAAAATCTTTGTCTCCAGAAAGAATTAAAATCTTTTCTTTAGGATTTTCTTCTACCAGTACTGCAATGATGTCATCAGCCTCTGCACCATGCACTTCTAGAACCTTATATGGAAGATGCTCTCGAATCTCTTGTTTGATTTCATTTAGACATTCAAAAATTGCATCCCAATCTTTTGAGTCTGTTTCGCGTCCTTTCTTTCGATTTGCTTTGTAGTTTGGAAAGTAATCTCTACGCCAATAGTGTTTCGAATCATAAGCAATTACCATCTCACCAAACTCTTGTGAAAACTGGGAGCGATACTGTCTCAAAGAGTTTAGTATCATGTGTCTAACTAGTCCTATATCTGGGACTGTTAATTTATTCATTGACAGATGCATCATAACATTTGCCAAAGAAATTTGATTCATATCAACAATAATCATATCAATACCTTTTCGGTTCGTTTGCAGTTAAAGCCTTTTGTGTTCTCCTAACTGCGGCTTGTTTCTTACGTTGCTTCCTTGACGAAGGTTTTTCATAGAACTGCCTATCTTTGAGTTCTTGCATCTTTCCAGAATCTTTAACCTTTCTTTTAAACTGTTTTAATGCTCGATTAAAGTTTCCATTCTCGACTGTTACAGATAACCCAAAGTTATAGTTTTTGTTTTTGTTTCTATTTTGTCGCATATTAATTCCAATATGTTGCTATTTTAGTCTATTTATTGTTTAATTGTCAAGCGTTTGGTGTCTAAATAGAGTCGAGTAACAATGGTGTTACTTAAATTCCCACAAGGAGAACCCTGAATGTCCAGTTTGGTCAAAAGCCTGATGGAAAATGAACGTGTTTGTGCTGTTTGCGAAGTAGTAACCGCAGTTGCACTTGTTGTTGGTGCAATCGCCATTCCATTTGTCATCATTGCAATAGTATAATGTAGCCAGTATCTGCCGGTATTATCTCAGAATTATAGTATCGGCAGAGAAAACTTCTGCATAACCAGAGTTAATAAAATCTCCTCTGTATGCATTGTACCCTCTGATTTTATCAACTGCACTAGAAGGCACATTCTTATATTCTCTTATTGCCTGTCTCTTACGTCTTTCATCTTCAGTAATATCAACATAGACACTGTTTCTAAATTGTTCATACTTTTGATTGTACGGCCAGGCATCCATATACCAAACATCACAAGTGCCCTTTCGTCTTAAACTGTTAGCAACATAATGTGTCATCCTATGATCTTGATGCCAGTCCTCTCTCCATTGAGTAATAATTAAATCATAAGATGGGATGTCTAACATAAGTTCGATATGTGCAATGACATGCTGTGACTCTCTTGGTCTAGAAGTTTCAAAATCTAAAAAGATGGGATTAAACCCCAACCACTTAGAAGATGCTTCTACGTATTTTTTGTGAGGCACGTCATGAACCATAATTAGGTTATCGACATTTACACCCTTACGTGTAAGTTTAGATACTGTGCCTCCAGCAGATATTTCTAAATCGTCGGGGTGTGCTGATACCACCAAAACGTTTTCATAATTTTTCATGTTGTGCCTATAGGATAATAACTTTCAAACTCCGGCCACAGATTTAACAAGTTTGTCTTTCTGTGTACGTCTCTTTTCTTTAGATATATCATCCCCTCCATAAACTTCTGATAGTTTGGTTTAGTTTCCAATATCTTTTGTATGTGGGGTATCTCTGAACAATAGTTTTCTTTAATACTGTAAGGGAGGTTTTCGGGAGATAGAAAATCGGGTTTTGATATCGCCTGTCCAACACTTACATCCGTTTCAGAAAAGTAATCCAATACCTTATCTACATCACCAATATTCAGCATGGTTACTGTGGTGTGTAAATTTACGTGATTAGCGAACTCCTTAAAACGTTTGTAGTTTTTATATAAGTTTGCAAATTTTGATGGGAAACGAATATAATCATTTTTTTCACCTACCGCATCAATTGAAACAATAATATTTACTGACTTGAACCACATTAAAAGAAGTTCTTCTGCGTCAGTAAAGTGTCTCGTCCCGTTTGTTGTAAACTCAATCTCAAGGTGAAAAAATTGATTTAACTTCAACCACTTAAGAAAGTTCCACGTTTCTGGATTAATGATAGGCTCTCCACCTACAAACTTTATTGCCTTTACTTTTGGGAGTACTTCTTTCAGCCCCTCAAGATAGGTTTCTGTTGGTTTATGAGAAATAACAATATCACCATCGTAGTCATCTAGTATCTGAGCCTCCATGGCGTAAAGAGAAGACACCTCTGGAAAACACATCAAACATTTTAAGTTGCAAAGATTTCCAATGTGTTTTAGTTTGATATTGTCTATCTGTGTAAGGTCTGGATTCTCTTCTAGCATCTGAGTTCTCCTAGACCTACCTGTGACTTTTTCATCATGTATACAAGCATAACAAGTTTCTTTCACCAAAGTAGACATATTGCCCGCTTTTTGATCTTCTCGCAAGCGAACCATTTCATCTGAATTATAAAAGTCCATATACTTAACGGTATCAATGTGCATCGAACTGGGTTTTGAAATACAACATGGTTTCCAAAACCCGTTCGTGTCAGTTGATATTTTTGTATATGGTTCGGGACAGAAAAAACTCACACTATAATCTTGTTCTCTGGAACCATAACGTTTCCAAACATACCGTTATAATGTTCTAGCACCGCACTACTCGGTGTAGCATCATAAACAACCCAAGACTTTTCAATTACAATTTCCGTGTCGGGGTCGAGAAGTGGCGTCCAAGGTGCAAAACCAATCTGCATACTTTTACCATTTGGAATAGCAACTATACCATTCTTAATTGTAAGAACATCGTCATTTGATTCTACAACCTCAGCGATAATATCTTCACCTGAAGATATTCTGAATAATCTAACATCCATAATAATTTCCTATTTTAACATTTTTAAAAAGTGTTCAGCATCAATAACTACTAGAGGCTTTTCACCGTTTTTCTTAATCACCAGAACAGGTTCATACCCTTTACAGTTTGATTCTGCTTGATGGTAAGATTCCCAAACGTTCACACGCTCTTGATTCTTACATTCTACACTATAGGGAAAGGATTGTCTAGCTTCTTTTCCTATAATTATGTCTTCGCCCTGTGAACCCATAGGCCTAGACTCCACGTCTTCGGGGTCTATTCCTAGTTTTTCAACAAGCTGTTCTGCAAACCATTTTTGTAATCGTCTACCCTTTGCCTTTGCACTAGAAGTCTTCATCATCATCAGGGTCTAGATCAATATAATCTCTCGACTCATCCTCATCATAATCTAATTCTTCTACTATTGATGTACCACAAAAAACACAAAACTCTGCATTGTAGTCATCGTCTTCCATAGAATGATTTATAGTAAAAACCCCATCACATTCTAAACAAGTCAATTTCCTTTTCATTTACTTCTCCTAAGCCCAAACATCAGACCAATCTCCTGTCAACGCACCGCGAGCATAATCCGTAGCGCGATTCTCAAAGAAATTAGTGTGTGTTGGGGCGTTTATCATTTCTTCTACCCATAACAATGGGTTTCTTTTTACTTTAAATATACCCTTCAGTCCTAGACTAATCAGTCTTCTGTCTGCGATATATCTAATGTACTTTTTAACATCTTCGGGGGTTAGGTTTTCCATTGGCCCAATTGCAAATGCCAAGTCTATAAACTTATCTTCAAGTTCTACCATTTTTTCTGCGATACTGTATATAGAAGATTTCAAATCGTCATTCCAAATATCTAGGTTTTCGTTTACATATTCACGAAATAACTTAATCATAGATTCAGCGTGCATTGTTTCATCAACAATAGACCAAGTGACAATTTGTCCCATACCCTTCATCTTACCGTGGCGTGGGAAGTTAAGGAGCATGATAAAGGAACTAAACAATTGCATACCTTCGGTAAACGCAGAGAACGCAGCAATATTTGTTGCGATAGATTCTTTTGTGCCGTTATTGTTTGATAAGTCCAAGAAGTATTCGTGTTTCGCGGCCATGGCTTCATACTCAAGAAACTCATTGTAAGTTGAGTCTGGCATACCAAGGGTTTCAATAAGGTGTGAATACGCAGCAACGTGTAATGCTTCCCTTGCAGCAAAACCGGCCAACATCATACGAACCTCAGGCTGTTTGAAGTGTGGAAGATAGTTGTTTACATACCCACCTGCTACATCAATGTCTCCTTGTGTAAAGAATCTAAAGATGTTTGTAAGAAACGACTTTTCTTCTACTGTTAGTTTGTTTTTCCAATCCTTCACGTCTTCTACCATTGGCACTT